AAGTCGTCAATCTCTGTACCCTGAGCCGCTTGAATCTTAGTGCCGGCGTACGTACCGTCCGCCACATATCGAGGCACACCATCATCATTAACGGAGACGAAGGGATCTGCTTGGTTAGAATGAATTGACGCAGGCTCGCTCGGCGCAGAGAACGCAGACAAGTTGCCCAGAAGATCCTCGTACTGAAAGTAGTAATACCAAGCACCGTTCAGCAGGGAACCATCTCGACCTGTAAGGACGTCACCTGGGGTACCGATACGGCCCGGCCAGGAATACCCCACAGAGTTCGGATAGTACTGAGGAACCTCGTCAAAGTCGGGTTGAGTAGGGCCAGAGATTAGCGGTGTCTCCGCTGACCTACGATAGCCTAACTCAAATATACTACCGTTAAACTGGATAATCCTGGGATGGTCCTCACCGTTCGTCCAGATGATATTGTTACCAAGCTGAACATACTGGTCCGGAAACCGAGGATTCTTCGATGAGCTTAAGCCCGTCGCCAGCGCCTCGTCTCTCTCGTCGTCGCCTCCGAGAAACCGATAAAGAGTCGTCCCAAAACGGTACAGTAGCGTGTGCGCCGAGCCATTAAGTAGATTCGCCGCATAGATACTGTGAGGTCGAGCGCCACCCTTAAACCCGAAGTTAGGGAAGGATCGCGCGCCGATATCCGCATCTGGGTAGTTAATGACAGCTCGCGTCGGAGGCGGGGATATCTCCCGCTCGACGTTCTTGCCGATACGAAGAATGGAAGGACCTACAACACTTCGAAGCGCGTCACCGTCTTCAAGCTCCAGGTTCTCTACATACCAAGCGAGAGACACAGGTGAATATGACCTGCGCCCCTCACCAGGAGGAATGATTACCGTGTTTGTAGTCTGACGTGTAGGTCCCGCCACTTCATACCCTTACTAAATAGTAACTTCGTACTGCTTGCTCTTCCATGAGTCCGACAACTTCGACTTAATCGCAGCGTTACCCTTAAGGGCTGGAACAGACTTTAGCACCCGAGACTGCCAAGACATGAACTTCTCACCTTCCCAGGGAGGTGGTACTGCGAATACGCTACTCGAAGCAATCTTGATCGCTTCCTCTGGGTCTTCAATCTCGGCAGCCGCCTTCGTGTCGTCACGAAGAATACTCTGAGGCGGAATCCAACCAACCAAAGTCTCATCGAACTTCCAGCCGACGGGCATCCAGTCGTACACCGTACGGTGCTCGACGTTACCATTCATATACTCTACGCCGTTCTTCGTCATGATCGTCGCCGACCAGGTAGCCGAAGTCGGAGTCGCACTCATAATACTCACAACCAAAGCTTCCTCGTACTGACCCACAAGGGTCTTTCGGAAAACTCGTGAGCCGACGTCGCAACGTGGCATCGCTGTAAGTGTTGAGTACAGTTTCTTCTCGGACATGCATCACCTCTGTTGTTGTTCTTCCCTAAATGGGAGCCAAACCAAGTTAATCGCTGGAACTGAATGTACCATAGCGGTTACGAGAACGGTAACCCGTAAACGGCAGAGGTTCGACACAACCTCCAACATTGGCATACCGCTGACGGAAACCCCGCATCAGATCGTGGTACCGAGCCAAGTGCGCTTGAGCGCTTGTCTGGTCATTACCATCGTCTAAGCTGACATAGTACAACGCAAGCTCAATCAAACACGGTACCGCGTCACGCTGAATAGGCGCGGTGTCCTGGTCGTCTACGTATTTACGCGGAAGCCGAAGAACACGGAAGTCGAGTTCGTAGCGACCGTCCTGGTGCGGATAAACCTGCCACGCGTAGTAACCAGTGCTGTGCTTCAGTGGGCGATAGTAGTCGTACAACTGGGTGCCGTTCCAGACAACTCGACCACCCTTAATCTTATTCGTCGATGTCAATCCCGCCGGAGGAGTGACACCCGAAGAGGTAATAGCCTCGACATGGTCAAATGTGGGCTCAACCTCGCACAAGAGATAGAACTTCTCGTTCGTCTCGACTGCGTTGAACTGACCAACACCCGTGTCTTTCTTATCAATATGGGCCACGTAGTACCGGATGCGTAGCCCCGAACGACCGTAACGATCGAATGCCGAGTCACCAAAACCCAGCATCGCATCGATGTTCGTTGCCGACAAGACAAGTGCGCCGTCCGTACCATCAAGATCTTTTTGCGTGATCACTGTTGCTGGAGAAGGGGCGCTCTCCCAGACGGGATCACTCACGCCCGTGTACCGACTCACCGTTGAGGTGACGGTCCCTGTCTCGTAGGCCCACGCAAGGTCGAAATCACCATCATGGTCTTGGTCGCCGCCAGGAGCAATAGACGGGGACTGCTGCCACTCTTCATCTCTACGGCCCCACACATAGGTGTACCGGATGGCCCAGGTTCCTTCCCGAAGAGATTTTGCCCCGTTCCACTTGTACGTGGCGTCTGGCGCCGTCATCTTGGTGCTTTCTTTTACCGGTGTCTCGAAAGATACGCCGTACTCAGAGCCGATACTACCCGCAGGCGATGAGCCGATACCAGGCACAATTGTGTCTGCGCCCATGGAAGAAGATGACGAAGACGTACCATAGGCCGTTGCACCGCTACCGATACCTGTCCCAGTTTTCGTAATAGTCAGGGTATCATCTTTCGGTACAACGCCTGACTGTTTCTCAGTTGTCTGCCTGTCAATGTTGATCTCGACAACATTAGGCGCTTCCGTGGGGGGCGGTAGTTGGAAATGTCTGTTCCGCCAACACCGATAAGGACGACCCTTTGTCGTACCTTGGTAGTCCAGAAGATCATCCCGGTAAGCTGACGCAGTCGCAACCTTCCATACTTGCTGACGAGTACCATCAAATATCCGAGATGGCTCAAGCACTTCCATCACGTCGTCAGAGAGGAAAAACTCTGGTTGATGGATTCTAAAATTGTGTCCCGCGTCCCCGAGAATAATATCCGGCATCGGACGGTCAAGACTAACGATGTAATAGACAACAGCGTTCGACGTGAGCTTAAACCACTCACGACTCTGTCGTCGGCGAATGCGACCCGTAGAATCTGTAATCTCCAGGTGCATCACCCCGTCCCACTCACCTGTGATTACGGGGCGCCAGGTTGTGGCACTAACTCCGGCCGCGATAGATTTGTCGTTGTTGTCGACAAAATACAGCAGGCGCTTGTCATTGTTGAACGTCGCGACTTTCGACGCCACTGTAGCGTCTGAACCGTCAACCGACGGGTACAAAACAATGTGCTCCTCGTCAGGAACAAGCGCTTCTGGGATGTCACCAGCGATGCGGTCGAGTGCCAGGTTCAGCGCGGCACGAATGCGATTGTCTAAAGTTGCGCCAGTCGAGTCCCACGAACGCAGGGCAAACAACCTATTACGCAGAGCCGCTAAAGAAACGTCCACAGGACCTCCAAAAGACGAAGGGGGCGTAACCCGAAAGCCACGCCCCCTAAGTGTATCACGTAGTCAGGTGCTACGCGGGAATCGCAATCTTGCAAGTGAACAAGTCACCAGCACTACCGTCATCTTCAAGAGCTACGCCGATAATACCGACTTCCTCACCACTTCCCATGGTGTCAACCTGACCCGAGGTGTGAGACACAATTGCCTCACCTTGAGAAACGCTACCATCACCCTTGCACTCGCAAACACCGCGCTGAACAACCCAGCCGTACTTACCAGCAGCAACAGCGTGACCTGCGGCGCCAAGAATCGAACCTGCAACAGTCGCGGCAGCAGCAGACACAATCCCGTGGTACGGAGCATAGTCGCCCGTATCAATCGAGATCAAGTCTCCTTCCGCCCAAGCTGTCGAAGCCTCGTCGTTGAAAACAAACACCCAGGTCTTCTCACCATAATGGGTCGAGTTGGCTGCGTTGTTTTCGTCGGGTGACTGCACGAATGTAGAACCGAGAGGATAAACCTCAGAGTCATACACAGTGCTTAGTGCATCGGTCTTAACTTGATTTCCATATGCCATGATGTACCTCCTTAGACCGCGCCGCCAGAAACCACGCCCTGAGCCACCAACTTGGTGCAGATCATGTTTCCTTGCATTGCGAAGATTGCAGTTACGACATCTTGGTCACCAACGCGCTCCTTGAACTCACTGATGTTCGGTGCTTCAAGCATCGGGAACTCAATGTAGTCAGTGTTGAGCATGTAAGTGATACCGTCAGCCGCGACACCAGAGAACACAGACGTATCGGTGCGATCCAGGTCGATGGAAGAAGTAACAGAAGCGATACCCATGGAGAGACCCAGGGTGTTGCTCTTGTCAATCTTGTCATCAACGAGAGTCACGCGAACGTTGTCCCGCCGGCTGTCCTCGAAGTTGGTGTAGGTATCGTCGTCCATGATCACGAGATCAGGACCCTTACCAACACCACCAGCGTAGTGAGCACATTGACGGTAAGTCTTACGCAGTTGCGTAATACCGTTAGCACCGAACGACGAAATGTCGTTGTACTGGTTGAAGTGGAAGTAGCTGCTGCTCTTGTCGACACCTTGAACAGTGTCAGTCTGAGACGCAGGGGCCACGAAGTCCAGAAGACCGTTGGTGACACCAGTTCCAATACCGGAACTGAACTGACCGTTAAGAGTCAGAAGACCGTAAAGCTCCGAAGAACCAAAGGCCAAGCCACGGCTGGCACCAGTAAGGAGGAACTTGTTCAAGTCCGCCTTAGCTGCTTCCATCGCAGTCTGAGGATATTCCTCGATGAGTCGGATGACGGCAAGCTTTCCGCTGTTCTGGTTGAGTTCCCGCTTGGGAATGTTGATAGCCATAACCATACGGTGTGGCTCAACCTCGTACTTACGGATTTGTTGACGACGGGTCATGTTCAGTAGTTCGTCACCGACGTAGACACCAACACCGCGAGCAGGTGCACCACCGGAGAAGGAACGTTCAATCTTCGTTCCGCCTTCCATGGGCATACGTGCTTTCGAGTTAAGTGCTTCGAACAGTTCATTACTACGAACAAATGAGTTTACCAGAGGCCCACGGAGATCCGCGAACGTAGTATTCAGCAATTCTGTACTGATAGACATTATGTTCTCACTAAGAGTAGGTTAAAAAAACTTTGTTCTCGCCTGCCCGCGACGCTTAAGTCAGACCAAAATGGCTACCTGACACGCCTAAGTGGGTGCCTTATTTGTATACATCACATAGACAAATGCTGCAAGTAGCTAAAATTTAAGTCTTATGATTTATTAAAGCCGCGCAAAGTCAACGCTAACTGAACCCGACGCAAAAGCTTACGGTCGCCCAGGCTGAGTTTTTTATCGCCCTGACCTTTTTTACGTAGTTTAGTTTTTATAGTTTTCAGCTTTTCCGCCGAGATGGGCTCGCCTTCTGGTGTACCTAAAGCCTTCCGCAGTGCACCCTTATTTTTGACCGCACCCTTAATCCACTTATCACCCACAACGTCCTCCATTTCGGCAGTCATCGAATAACATGATAACATTACCGTTATGGCAACAACTACGAAGAAGAAAAAAGCAAACCGTAAAAACGTAGTCACTGGTGGTGCAGAGTTTGCGACTGCCCCAGGAATACATGAAGGTAAGGTGCGAGCGCTGTTCGCCACGCCTGACGCGTTTGTTTCTATGTGCCAGATCGTACGAGAAGACGAGTCAACAGGCTACATGGAGCCAACACATACGCAGAAGAAACTACTGAAAGCCTACGACGAGAATCGCTGGCTTATGGTCAACAAGTTTCGTCAGGCAAAGATTACGACTGTGTCAGTCATGCTGCTGCTGCGAGACTGCATGTACCTCAGCGGCGTCAAGGGACTGCTTATTGCAGAGCGTCAAGACACAGCAGAAGACATCTTTGAGCGCATACTATTCGCTTACAACAGGCTGCCCGACGACGTCAGGATGCCGCTAACGCCAGGGAAAAAAGCTGGCGCAACGCAAATGCAGTTCATACACGGAGGCGGAATCAAGGTTCTGACTGCCGGCGGACGATCCCCTGCGATCGGTAGATCAATCGACCGCCTGGTCATTACCGAGTTCGGTGAGGCGCAGTGGCAGCGTAAAGCAGCCATCAACATATTCCCCACCGTCAACAAGAGGCCCAATGCCAAGGTCATCCTTGAGTCAACGCCAGGTAGAGCCGGATCACACCACGAACAGATGTGGCGCTCGGCGCTCGAGGGATCCAGTCGATTCCACCCACTGTTCCTTGAGTGGTGGGAAGACAAGAGTTGCCGTGAGATGGATGACTCGTTCACACCTACGTCGGCCGAACGTGACTACATGGCTCGACATGATGGTATGTCGCCGCACAACCTGGCATTTCGTCGGCGAGGACTAAATACAGAGTTTGTCGGTGACACACGTCTGTTCTCCTGCAAGTACCCATCAGATGCGTATGACGGATGGCTCGGAACAACTAACCCCGTCATGCCCGCAGAAATACTAAAACCATGGCTGGAGAAAGCGAAGAAAGATCCAGACGTCGGCGCATATGCCTGCCATGAGTTTGAACCGCCGAAGCCAGGACACCAGTACCTCATCACCGCTGACCCCGCAGGATTCGGTAGTACCGGTGATAAGTCGGCCCTTACTGTGTGGGACGCAACCGACTGGAAAGAGATTGCGTTCTGGGAAGACCGTGAATCCCCAGATAGGTTTGCGCATAGACTACAAGTGGTGCAGAAGCGGTACCTGGGCGCACTACTCGCAGTTGAGTCAAACGCAACAGCGTGTATCGCAATCCTAAAAGATCAAGAAACTCGGAACCTGCTCTGGACTGACCGGAATCATCCCGGCTGGTACGCAACGAATAAAAGACTACAAGAGTCTGAAGCCCGACTGGTCCAGATGCTAAGACAAGAAGACCTTTCCATCCGAAGTCGTGGTATGCTCCACCAACTACTTAACTATGATGGCAGTCGAAAGAAGCGCATCCGAGGGGAAGATGGCACGATTCACCACTTCGACCGCGCACGAACAGCCGTTATGGCGGCCGACATCCTGTCGAGAAGACACTTCACACAAGCCGCAGCGGAAGTAAAATCGGATTACATGCCAGGACAAGTTACAATTAAGCAGCTTGACATTATTAAGTCTCATAAGAGACGTGAAGCACGATCACCGTTTAGACCAGCCTCAAACATTTGGAAGTAAAAAATGGACTACAGCAAGAAGAAAGCCGAGATGGCGAAAGCCGCAAAGAACAGCGACAACGAAACTAAGGCGGCCGTCCAGAGCATGACTGACGAAGAGAAGAAGAAGGCACTGGACGAGAAAAAGGGTGAGATCTCTAAAGAAGAGATGGATAAGAAGGCCGATAGACTCGCCAAGATTATGCAGGGCAAGAAGGATAAATAGATATGCCGTCCAAGCTGTCAAAACTGATCGACCGTCATCTGAACTATTACAAGCGTTCAGAGAAGAAAGACTTCGATAAAGCACGTCGGTTCTACCGAGGTAACTTCTTTACCTCCAGTGATTCCGATATCTCCGGCATGAGTTCGCACTCATACCTGTGCTCGAAGAACATCATCTACGCAATCGCCGATACGGCCGTCAGTGCATTGCTTGGACCCAACCCATCTGTGGGCGCAATCGCACGTACTCCTCGATCTCAAGATGCGGCACCGTCCGTCACAGGGCTCGTCGAGTATGTCTTCGATGCAAATAAGTTTCGCCGTAAAGCAGCTACGACACTGATCGACGCTGTTTTGTGTAAGCGCGGAATCTTTAAGACTGGATGGGACGCGAAGAAGGACATTCCAATTGTCCGCGCAATCAACCCATCCAGCATCTTCTTTGACCTTACTGTGCGTGACGCAGACGATATCCGATATTGGATCGAAGCTACCGTGATCTCATATGATGAGTTCAAGGCCCGTGTTAAGTCTGGTCAGTATAAAGCGGAACTCGTCAAGGAAGTAACGCCTGACCGGTACCCTAAGTGGCTCATGGACGAGAACCAGAAGAGCACCACGGACACTGTTCGCGACGCCTTCCAATGGGTAACAATCTATGAGTACTACGATCGCGAACGCGGCCTAATGCAGCACTACATTAAGCAAGCTGATGCCGTCGTATTCGAAGACAAGATCGACTACATCCCGTACAGCATGTTCTCACTCAACCAGTCAGGCATCGACTGCCTGGGTCTGAGCGAGGTTCAGCTTGTCCTAAAGCAGCAAGAAACAATCAATGACCTGCTCACACACATGAAGCAGATCACGTATCTTCAGATACCCCGCGTCATGTATGACTCCGGTCGCGTAACTGAAGAAGACTTGAACAAAGCCGTAGACTCGTCGGCAGGCTCTTTTGTCGGAATCAACCCGTCTAACAGTGAAGCTCTTCGTAGCCTGGCAACTCTGTTCTATGAGATGCCAATTCCTGATAGCCCCACAGGTGTAAAGGAGTTCATCGCGCGGCAAGAAGATGACGCAGCCTTTATCTCTGCTCTGGCAGAAGCTGCTCGCGGCCAAGTCGCAGGCGCCCGAACAGCAACTGAGATGGCTATTATTGACGCTCAGCTTCGAACACGGCTGGCGACTCGCGAGGGACATCTAAACGATGCCATCGAAGACGTAGCCCGCAAGGTGTTCTACCTCTGCAAGAAATACATGAAGACAAACAGACTCATCCGTGTGTCCGGGTCAACCAAGTGGGCTGAGCTTAGTCACAAGGACCTGGTCGACGTTGAGGTCGACTTCGAGATGGTTAGCTACAACCCGATCAGACGTAACCCAGGCATGATGGCCGAGACCCTGATTCAGATGTTGCCCTTCTTGTCTCAGAACGAAAACGTCAACATACGCAGGCTTACGGAAGAGATTCTCACTAACCTGGGACTCCCAAGCAGAATCTTGATTCCGGAAGAAGATATCATAGCCGCACAAGAACAGGCCGCAGCACAACAGCAAGCAATGATACAGGCGGAGCAGACCGCTAAGCTCGGCGGTGCTGCCGCCGGTAGACCTGCGATGGAAGCACAGCAAGCCGCACAGGTTCAGCAGCTAATGCAAACACTACCACCAGAAGATGCGCTCGCGTTAGCCGAGGAACTCGGAGCACCCGTACCCTCAGGAGAGGTCGCGACTGAAGACGTCCTCCCAGGCGGGGGCGGCGCACCCATACGTGGCGAGGCATAGGAGTCTACCGTGGCACTGTCGAAAAGAGATAAGCTGAGAAAGGCTACGATACTAAAGAAGCATCGGTTGAGCGGGGTAAATAAAGCCAAGCGCACACCAGACCACCCAAAGAAAAGCCACATCGTATTGGCCCAAGAGGGTAGTCAGTTAAAGTTGATTCGCTTCGGGGAGCAGGGCGCGAGCACCGCCGGTAAGCCTAAGTCAGGTGAGTCGGATCGGATGAAGAAGAAACGTAAGAGCTTCAAGTCTCGTCACCAGAAGAACATTGCTAAGGGTAAAATGAGCGCAGCCTACTGGGCTGATAAGGCGAAATGGTAATGGCTGAATACGACGACATGATGGGCGCTATGAAGCGTGACGCGGAGAAGTCTGAGTCATGCCCAACGGCAACACAAGACGTAGAAATAAACTTAGAGAACCGCCAGAACGCGCTGGATACCAAAGAGTATGGACCAGCTAATCCAGGACTGGACGCTGAAGGCGGCAATCAAGAGTTCTGGCAACGTTACGCAGATCGCTTTAACGACACGATCGAAAACGTAATGACCATGCGATGCGGAAACTGCAGCTTCTTCGATACATCAGAAGAAATGCAAGAATGTATCGCTACCGGTATCGGAGATGAGGGTGACCCCGAGTCTGCTGTGGATGCAGGAGAACTTGGATACTGCTCGGCACTCGACTTTAAGTGTGCCTCACAACGCGTCTGCATTATCTGGGCCGGAACTAAAGATGGCTAAAAAAGCTAAAAGCCGAGTCAATGAGGCAGGTAACTACACCCAGCCCGAGAAGCGCAAGCGCCTATTCAATGCAATTAAAGCCAGCGGTAAGGGAGGTAAGCCAGGACAATGGTCGGCACGCAAGGCTCAGATGCTGGCTAAGAAGTACAAGGCAGCCGGTGGGGGCTACAAGTAATGGGAAATAAAGCTAAATCCCAAAAGTCTCTAGACCAATGGACAAAGCAGAAGTGGACTACCGCTTCAGGTAAGAAGAGCAGTGATACCGGCGAAGTATACGCACCGAAAAAAACTATCGATGCCCTCAAGAAGTCTCGATCCGGAAAGAAAAAGTTGGCCGCAGCGAACAAGGCTAAACGCAAGGCAACCAGTCAAGGTAAGCAGTTTGCGTCTCACGGCCTCCACAAAGGCAAAAACAGATCAGGTACAGCATGAGTCTAATAATGAACAACGTAGAGTGTACGGGTTGCGACTTCTTCGAAGAAGAGGCGATCTACCGTAGAGCCGATGGACCAGACAATTGCCCCGAGTGCGGAAGCAAGCGGAAGATGTCGTTTAAGGGACTACGCTACGCTATCCATGGTCAAGGACCAGGATCATTCGCCGCAGTCGACTTCGGTGTTCTCGGTAAAGCCGAGACTAAAGAAGACTACGATCGATGTATCGCAACTATTGAGAAGCGGTTCCCCGGCAAGAGAGTCAACATCCAAGAAGAGAACGACGCTCAAAGGGCAAACCGAGTCGAGACCATCAGGCACAATAGCTGGAAAAGAAAACAAGCACGCGGATGCGATGACCAGATGCTGAAGGAACTAGCTACGTACCAGAAAGCAATGAAGGCCGAAGGGACTCCCCTAAAGCCAAAGCAACCCGCACCAGCAAAGGCGAAGTAATGCCCGACCCAACAAAGAGAAACTTGCTATCTGACATCGAACTTGTCGAGTACGCGCAGAAGCAAGCCTCGATGAACGAGCGATCTCTTAGAAAGGTCAAAGAAGACCTTCGGCGAGATGGCCTGGTCTACGAAGACCGCAACTCCGGTGAGCGTAGAACGCTGCCGAATAAGTTTGTTCGGGCTATCGGAGAGCACGCTACATTTGAGCTAATCGACCCAGACCTTGAAATGTCTGACACGAATCGAGTAAATTAGTTACACCACACTGGTACACCACCAGACTTCAGGAGTCTTCATGCCTACCGACCCGAAAACTGGCGAGCGCCTTCCTAACCCCGGAGAACCCGGAGCAGAAGCAGGGGCCCCTCAATCACCTGAGATGGCGACAAAAAGTGCCCAAGGCGAAGACCCTATCCGGGACGCGACAGAGCTAATCGCAGATATAGACAAAGAAATTGCTGAGCGGGAAGGCAAGGAAGCCCCCCAGGGCGAAGGCGAGATGAAGGCTGAGGGCGGTGCAGAAGACCTCAAGCCCCTCGAGGAAACTCTCGGCATCACGCCTGACCGCGCTAAGATGCTTTTTGATGCGGCCCAGGAGCTTGCAAAGACTCAGGGCAAGAGCCCACAAGAGCTTGCCGACATGATCGCAAAGGACTTTGAAGTCCTCATGCAGCTTGAGATGGTTGCCGCTCGCGGCAAGGATGATCAACCAGAAGAAGCACAGGCAATGCCTGAGCAACCAGCAGAAATGATGCCAGGCGCTGAGCCTGCAATGACACCACAAGGGGGAATGTAAACTCATGCTTAACGAAGATAACGAAACCGTAGATGAGGCAGTAGCGACCGATACAGACGCAGCACAAGAAAGTAGCGTCGAGGCCGTTGCCGATACTCCGGAACCGATGGAAGCATCTGATGCGACCCCCGTTGAAGTAGAAGAAGAAGTAGAAGTACCACCAGTGTTCGACTGGAACGGCGAGATGGAAGCCCTCCACGAAGCTGAGTGGGTACAAAACCTCGAGCCAGGAATGCGGCGCGCCGTGCTGGACGGAATCGAAGGTAAGTACCAGAACTGGCAGCGCGGATACACGAACAAGTATCAAGACCTCGCTAAGCAAAGACGTAGCGCCGAAGAGCTTATGAAAGAAGTTCGGGAGCAGGAAGTTAAGGTACAGCGTTGGCTACATGGCGATATCGACCCTATGGTCGCGAAGCAGAGAGAAATTGATGAACTGAAGATTGCCCACCGATCGGCACTTCAGACGCTCCGACGTGAAGCCGAAGAAGCACACGAGAAAGCTCAAAACTCTCATGGAACCGCACTCGAGACTGCCGCGAAAGAACGTGACAACGCTCTTCGTCAGTACCAAGAGGTAAACCAACAACTCGAGAAGTTCCAAGAGACACAAACCGAGCACCAGGTCGACACCCTCGAGAAATGGCTCACCTCAGAAGCATCCGATATCTATGATAACGATGATGCCTTTGATAAGTTCTGCGAGCTTGCACGAGCGAACTTCACACCAGAAGACGCGGTCAAGATGACCCGTGCGCTCTACCCACCACCAGCACCAGAACCGACCCCAGAACCAGAAGTCGTACCCGAACCAGAGCCCGTACCCGAAGGTATTAAGCTCATGAACATGGGACCCGATACAGCTTCAGGTACAGAAGGCGGAGACCCACGCTCGTTCGAAGAGATGATGGAAGCCCTGCGTAAGACTGCGATGGTCGAGAACGAACTAATCCTTCGTAGCTAAATAAAAAACCCCCGACGGCCTAAGCTATCGGGGGCTTTTCTTTGTCTACGCTGTTTAGGCGAAGATGACGTATGTGGCATCGTCGGTGGACGAGGCATGGTGAATCGTCAGTGTACCAGATGCAATGACCGCGCCGGTTGTCGCGATGTTTGCGTCCATGGACACGACGACAGGAGCACCATCAAGCTCGGAGGTAAAACCGGTGACTGACGATGATGTACCACTGCATGTCACCTTGCCCACGATGGGAGCGCCGTTGGCCACACCAGGCTCAAGAACGTAGGCGCCGGAAGTTGCGTCCTTTTTTGTGATCCGACCAACACGAACATTCGCGCTAAAATCGTTAGTAGTAGCAGTTGCCGCAGGCACAGCACCAAGAGTCACGTCACCACCAGTGCTCAGGTACACGGCGTCGCCAACTTGAGCCGCAGCGTCGGTGTCAACACCAGTAACGGTCTTCATAGGAAGTGCGAGAGGCAGGTACTCACCAGATGCACCAGCAAAGTCTGCCACGAAGAAAGGACCACGACACTTAGTAAGGTCCGTGTTGTCTGCGGGTACGCATGACAGGAAGTCACCCTGCATACCAGTAGCCACGATGATATCGTTCTCTGCAATAGCGGCACCACAGTAGACCTTTACGGCATTCGAACGACTCTTCGTTACGCCAGGGATAATTTGTTCTTGCTTAAACTTAGCCATGATTTTTCCATTCCTTTTAAGGAGTTACAAAAGCGCATAATCACGCGTGTAAATCTTACCACGAGCAGGAAAATCAGCAACTAGAAGACTAGTTCTCGTACTTGCCTTTCTTCGCCTTAGGCATCGGACGCTCACGTTTCACCGATCCCTCAGTCGCCCCAGGAGCGCCAGGAGTCCGAGAACGGCGGACACGATTCTTCTTAGCCTGCGCTATCTGCTCGTCTTGCATTAACCCCGCCATGCGGCGCATGTCTTCTTTCATCATCTCAAGCTCGTTAGGATCACCGAACCTCTGGTTGACCATCGCCTGAATCTCGGCTTCGCTGGGACCCTCTGAACCGCCGCCTGGGAGATCGTCGGGGATATCGATCTCTTCGAAGCCACGCGCAGACCTTCCGGGGAAATCGTCATATCCATAGGCGACGTACTCATCCCGCAACTGACGCAACTCTGTTTCGCTAAGATTGTAATCCTCGGCAAATCGTCCAAGCAGGTTTCTGTCTTCGGGAAGAAGAGGTCCTAAATCCTCTACAACATTGTGATGTCCCTGATCCTTCAGACCAAACTTAGGTGACGCCAGTTTAGGGTCACCGCCTGCGAGACCCATTCGCTCCGTGCGATCAAGTTGATCTCTCTTGAAGCCACCTGCACCGCCGCCTGGGGGTTTGCCGAACGATGGGTCATCCACAAAACCGAATTCCGCAAATAAACCGTCTCCGTCACCCCAACGATCAAGGTTTCCAGATCGATACCTACGGATTAGCTCTGCCTTAACCTCAGGACTCGCATCAGCGATTCTCCCAAATAATTCGTCTCTGGCACGTTCAATCGTATCTTCCGCAAATGCTTCACGGTCCATTCCAGACTCGGCTACACCTGTATCACTCAACTGAGCCAACTCAGATTCAAGGTCGTCTGCCTGAGATTTAATTTTACTTGGTAGACCACCTGCACCACCGCCTGGGGGTTTGCCGCCTCCAGATGGTAGATAATCGTCAGGATCAGCAATCTCGTAAAAAGTTTCACTTCCGCGAGTGTCACCTGCTTTTATTCGCCGCGCTACTTCAGCATAAACGTCTTCTGGGTATTTGCGCGCAAAATCCTCGACCAAATCGTCTACGTCTGAAAACAACCTACCTTCAGATTCCATCTGCCCTGCGTAACTCATACGCTCAAGTTCACTCTGCATCTCATCAGCTTGGTCTTTTACACTACGAGCAACACTACCGCCGCCTGGGGGCTTGCCGCCTGGAGGTCCTACAGGTTCACCGGCCAGCGTGGTTTTAGAGCCAGGTGGGACATATGACCCTTCATACCTAAGTTCTGCTTCCCGTTCTGCCTTTCCGACGTAATACTCATTGGCGAGGCTGTGCCTCTCCTTCGACAACGTTTCATACTCATTAGAAATCTCTATGTCGTCAAGTTGACGACCCCTCGCATCTTTACCTGTAGAGCGCAACAGATCTTCGCGTTTATCAATATCAAGGAGTTGATCATAGACGCTGCTTGATAACTCACCAAAGTTAGTATCCTCCG